AAGTTCAGTCCGTTTCTCATGATCAGATACGGCAGTTCAGTATCGGGCAGTCGAGACTTGCAGGAGTTTTACTTGATCGCCACCAACGAGCGACTGAACAAACGATTCTTTGCCATAAACACCACACAGCATAAAAAGCTACAGTGGTTAATGGCTACTACAGTTAGCCCAGGGCTGGGCAACTTTAGGCATAACTGGATCTCTCCACGAAAGAAAGAACCCGGTGCAGGCACGATTCGCAAACAATTAGCCGAGTTATTTCCTCACTATAAAGATGATGAACTGGATTTATTGGCCGAGATAACTACTAAAAAAGAATTGGATACATACTTGCAAGAACTAGGACAGGAGAAATCAAAATGATGGGATTTTTTAAAAAGAAACAGGAAGCAAGGTTCCCAGAACACAAGGTAATTGGGTTTGGTGGATGGCGTTATGCTCCACAGCCAGATATCACAGCCTATGAAATGGCCCTGCTGGCACCAGTATTTGGCTCAGTTATGCATAGACAAGACATCAAACCTTATATAGAACAAAACAACCTAATCAGACATTTCCAACTGCAGGGCGAATGAATACTTGTCAGTACTGTAAAAAACAATTTGCAAAAGAATCAAGTCTGGTTGTGCATAGTTGCGAGCCACGTCGTCGCAGACAAGAACAAAACGAACCCGGAGTACGCTTGGGGTTTAATGCTTATCTCAAGTTTTATGAACTCACGCAAGGATCGGCACGTTTAAAAACGTTTGATGATTTTGCTGATAGTCCTTATTACCGGGCCTTTGTGAGGTTTGGTCGATACTGTGTGGATATCCGTGCCATCAACCCGGCACGTTTTGTTGAGTGGGTACTCAAACAAAACAAAAAGATCGATCACTGGTGCAGAGACACAGTGTATACCGAATACCTGATTGCGTATCTGCAAGTAGAAAATGTCAACGATGCACTAGCCCGGGCCATGGAGTTCGGCCTGGATTGGAACGAACGCACCGGCAATCCACCTGAGCACTGCCTACGGTATGGCAACACCAACAGCATGGTGTATGCAGTCACTACTGGTCGTGTCAGTCCTTGGGTGATCTACAACAGTGATTCGGGACAACATTTTTTAGGCGAATTGGATGCCACTCAGGTGGCCATGATATGGCCTTATATCGATGCCGACATATGGCAAAAGAAATTCCGCGACTACCCGGCCGATCAAGAGTATGCTAGAGAAATGTTAAAGAAAGCAGGTTGGTAATGAGTGCAGATATTGATTTAGATTTGGCCGATAGAGAAACAGTTTTAAAACTTATTACAGCCACACCAGCGCGGCAGATGCACCAGGGACAGGTGCGAAGACACAATAGCGGTGTATATGTCACAGACATACCGTACGATCCGGTCAATCAGTGTGCAACCATTGACTATGCGACAGCAGAAACACGCGGATATTTCAAAATAGATTTACTTAATATGTCAGTGTATCAGCTAATAAAAAGCCCAGAACACTATCAAGAGTTATTGAATCGAACACCTACATGGAGTCGTTTATGGACTGACACTGAATGGTCGCAACAATTAGTTCACGTAGGCAATTATACAGAATTATTGAAGTCAATGCGGCCAGACTCAATTCCCAGGATGGCTGCATTTATCAGCGTTATCAGACCTGGCAAGGCACATTTACAGAATCAACCCTGGGATCGAGTGTTTGAGTCAGTCTGGGACGGTGATGAGTCTCAAGGCTACACATTTAAGCGTAGTCACTCAATTTCTTACGCCGCATTAGTTGCACTACATATGAACGTGCTCAGTCAAGACGCCTGACCAGGGTAATTGATTTTTTCTTGCTTTTTTTGCGAGCCATTTCGCTAAGACTGCACACGGGTCCGTGTAGCACAGTTAAATCTTTGTTGATAAAAGTACGTAGACACGGTCTAAATTGGTCCCATTCTGTTTTAAGGAATATGTTAATAGGTATGCTACGGTTACTCTCCCACCACCAAACATTGGCTAATTCTAAAAAACGTCTCTTATCTTCCAGGTCTGGTATACCACCAAAGTCATAAATTGTGGTCACAATTTCGTCTTGATTTTGTACAATTCCTACATATTCCGTGCTAGCGTAGACGCAAAGGGTAATGAAGGGATATTTGTCAGCGAGTTTTGTAAAAATATCGTTACCCATAAATATTGTATAATAAATTGATCACGAGATATTTACCAAATATGAAACCGACCAAAATGAATGAAGGCTTTGCAACCCATAAATAGTATGTATGTATTCAACCCAACTATATCTATATCAGCAAATAACACAGGTTGTATCCATAGATACAGCAGATGGTACATCATTCACCTACAGGTATAATCCAGTGTACGCAAAAGTCCTAACCATAAACAAAGGTATTGACAACGTGTTGTTGTTTGAGTTTGTCAATCAAAATGAAAAACCTGTCAACATAACCGGTAGCAATTTCGTGTTCCGTGTGATCGACACCGAAGGTGTCACGGTGTTGTTAGAACAACCCATGGTCACGCTCAATGCAGCAACTGGTCGAGCCAAAGTAACACTAATGGCCAGTCAATTGCTAGAAATACTGGCTCAACCGGCCTATTACTCGATTACCAGGGCCAGCGGCAATTTAACGGAACCAGTGTTTGTTGATGCCCAGTCGGGCAGTCGTGCGCCACTCATGGTAGTAGACAGTGTGTTGCCGCAATACTTGCCGAGTCGCCCGTTGACCATACCCACGACCAAACTGTCGGCTCAAGGGTCTGCTGATGGCACCAGCTTTGGCAATTACGGCGGCGGTGATTACTACTGGTATGGTAATCCCAATGGCGGTAATTATTGGAACAGTTTCGCCATAACCGAATTTTACAGCAGTTTTGTCAAACCCATACAAGGTGTGACCACGATACAGATGACCCTGGTTGGTTATACCGGCACGATCAAGGCACAAGCAGCTGCCGACTACGAAGCCGTGCCATACAACGTGACTGAAAGTGTCACTTACCTCAATCACACTGGCACCATCTATCTCAATGTCGTTGGGTGGCATCCGCTACTACGGGTGTGTTTCAACAATAGTATCTTTGCTGTGCCCGGTGGCAATGGCGTTCCGGCACAGGCCTATGCCATTTGCGAAAACGGTGTGGTCACCAGCATCAATGTACAAAATGCCGGCCGTGGTTATTTGGCTCCGCCCAAGATCAACATCTTGGGTGAAGGATCAGGAGCAACAGCCGAAGCCACGATCGGCGGCAATGGTGAAATAGCAAGTATCACTGTGACCAATGGTGGTTCGGGTTATTGGCTAGTGCCCAATGCCGGAATCAATACACCTTATTATCCAGTACCGCCCAACAATCAGGGTGCCATGGTCATAATCAGCACTGGTTATGTCATTGATTTGCTGTATAGATAATACCAATTAGTCTTGAAGACAGCCAAAAAACATGCTATAATAAAGCATGATTGATGTAATCTCTTTCTTGCCCGGTAAACGCAAACAAACTAGTGGTGGCTGGATCAGTTTCAACGCACCTTGTTGTGTGCATCGTGGTGAATCAGCTGACCGTAGACAGCGTGGTGGTATAAAGAACACTGACAAAGGCTGGAGTTTCCATTGTTTTAATTGTGGTTATACTGCCAGTTTTATACTGGGGCGCAATGTGGGATTTAAAGCTCGTCGATTTCTAGAATGGTTAGGAGTTCCTGCAACGGATATCGAACACTTGAATCTCGAAAGCCTTCGACATCGCAGTATCGAAGGACTACTAGATGATCGTCAGCGTGTGGCCAATGTGTTGGCCGATATTGCGTTTGATGAAATCGACTTGCCAGATGATTTTGTCATAGCAGATGAAAACACACCCACAGTTTGGGAATATTTGCAAAAAAGATGCCTGCCCTTGGACTATCCGTACGGACTTCAAGGCACTCCTAGCGATGCTAAATGGACGGCCAGACCTGGAGTTGTCATACCATTTACCTATCAGCAACAGGTGGTAGGCTATGCCACAAGATATTTAGACGATCGCACCCCTAAGTATATCAATCATACACCACCTGGTTATGTGTTCGGTACAGATCTGCAACAGGACGTTTGGCAATCAGTGATTGTGGTAGAAGGAGTATTTGATGCACTTAGTATCAACGGCGTGGCAGTGTTACATGCTGATATCAATGATGCACAGGCACGACTCATACGTAGTCTTGGACGTGAAGTAATTGTAGTGCCGGATCAAGATGCGGCCGGTATGCGACTAGTGGATCGTGCAGTAGAATTAGGATGGTCGGTAAGTATGCCTGAGTGGCCTGCAGGTGTAAAAGATGTAAATGATGCAGTAATTTGTATGGGACGGTTGGCCACTTTGCTAACTATAATGCAGGCCCGAGAAACCAGTAGAATTAAAATTGAACTAAGGAAAAAACAACTTGTTAAAAAATTTAAAAAGTAACATGCAAAATTTTACACCTTTATTTGGTCCCGGAGAAATTCCAGGATATCTTACTGATGGTGATATAGAAGCTATTGCTGAACTTTCAACAAAACTACCCGGTTCTGGAAATTTTATTGAGGTAGGAAGTTTTTTAGGAAAAAGTGCAGTTGAATGGGCAAAAAATTTGCAAGAACAAAATAAAAATTGTCGTATAATTTGTATTGACAGCTATAACACACCAATGGAAATATTACACACTTTGTTAACAACTGCAGATTTTATCGTTCCAAAAGGTAACACACAATTAGAATTATTTAATTACTACACACAAAAATATGCAAATATTCGACCGCTTAAAACATTTTTTAATCAAGAGTTCGTCTTTGATTATCCAATAGCCGGCATATTTGAAGATAGCGACCACCAACAATCAACTTTATCATATGCACTTCCCTTCTGGTGGAAAAAGTTATCTTTTGGAGGAATACTGTCCGGCCATGATTACAACAATCCTGATGTGCAAACCGGTGTTGATTTATTTGCATTGTTACATGATTTAGAAATAAAAACTTTTGAAAATAGTAGTATTTGGTATATAGAGAAAAAATAATATGTTAAAAGATTACGGACTTGATGTCCAACGCCTATTCTTAGAAATGATGTTGCAAGACGCAGAAAGTTATGTGCGTGTGCAAAACATCTACAATCCAGAAAACTTTGATAGAAGTTTAAGACCAGCAGCTGAGTTTATTGCAAAACATAGCAATGAACATAAAACATTACCTACCGCAGAACAGATAGCCGCGACCACTGGAGTTCGACTACAACACATCCCAGATCTTAATGAAGGACACTTTGACTGGTTCATGGAAGAGTTTGAAGCATTTACTCGCCGACAAGAACTAGAACGTGCCATACTTAAAAGTGCGGATCTGCTGGAAAAAGGTGAGTATGATCCTGTAGAAAAATTGATCAAGGATGCGGTACAGATTTCGTTAACCAAGGACATGGGCACAGACTATTGGGCAGACCCAAGGGCTAGAATAGACAAGTATTTTAACAGTGGTGGGCAGGTTAGTACAGGTTGGCCACAGATGGATCGTATCTTGTATGGTGGATTCAGCCGCGGAGAACTAAACATCTTTGCTGGCGGATCTGGGTCGGGTAAGAGTTTGGTTATGATGAACATAGCATTGAGCTGGTTGCAGGCAGGACTAAGTGGTGTGTATATCAGTCTAGAACTTAGCGAGGAACTGTGTGCGTTAAGGACTGATGCCATGTTGGCTGGAATGAGCACAAAAGAAATTCGCAAGGATATTGACCAAACAGAACTCAAAGTTAAATTAGTTTCTAAGAAATCTGGTCAGTATAGAATCAAGTCTATACCAGCACAGAGCAACATCAACGATATCCGTAGTTATATCAAAGAAGTACAGGTACAGACTGGTATCCGGGTGGACTTTGTCATGTGCGATTATCTAGACTTATTGATGCCGGTCAGTGCCAAGGTAAGTCCAAATGATCTGTTTGTCAAAGACAAGTATGTGAGTGAAGAACTGCGAAACTTGGCCAAGGAACTCAATGTGTTGTTTGTGACTGCATCGCAGTTGAATCGGAGTGCAGTGGAAGAAGTTGAGTTTGACCATAGCCATATTTCAGGTGGTATTAGCAAGATCAATACTGCGGACAATGTGTTTGGTATCTTTACAAGCCGTGCAATGAAAGAGCGTGGCAAATATCAAATACAGTGTATGAAGTCTCGTAGTAGTACCGGCGTGGGTATGAAAATTGATCTAGATTACAATATTGAAACTATGCGTATTACAGATCCTGGGGAAGATGAGCAATCAGCTGTAGGGTTTAAAAAGCCTAACATCTATGAAAGTATCAAAACACAAAGCCGTGTCACGGCCACAGAAACTGTTGATCAAGAAACCGGAGAAGTCAGTAAGGTTATAGCCGATATTCACAGTGCCAAATTAAAACAGTTGTTAGGACAAATTAAAGCATGACAGTTTATTACTCAGGACCACTCGGGTGGACAACTTTACATGGGTTAAAATGGGATAATATTCCTCGTTTGACTCCAACTGTGCAACTAACAACAGATGACATCTTAGTTTGGTTTGATGTTATAAGTGAAGAACAAATAAAATTTCTTGTAGAAAATAATGGCATCCCGGGTCATATAATTTCTACAGCACATGCGGATCAATTTGTAGATTTTTGCAAAGTATCTCATTGGCCTTATTTTTTATTAACAGCATCTCAAGTCTTGCAACCTGGGTCAGGATCTCATGATCATTTGCCCGTAGAGTACTGTGCAAATTTTTTAATAAACAAAAAACGAATAAGTCGTTTTTTATTATTAAAATTAGTCAAGTGGTTCAATTTAACCAGCTACAATTATACTCGGAGCGGAATTGGAGACATACACGATCTTTCTAGACTGTTGCCTGAATTTGAACAACTTCCTTTAAATATTATATCTGATAAATCCAAATTTAAAACTCATGTATTAAGTGCTGTCGAACAAATACCGGTTAAATTTCAACACAGCCCTGGCATGGGATTCGACAATGTTAGTGTTTCTAATACTGGAACTTATACATGGGCCTGGGATAATTTTGCGGGAAAAATTGTTTCTCAATCTGCAGTTAGTTTAATTACCGAATCTATCGGATATGAAAAATATATGGTTTACACAGAAAAAACACTTTACGCAGTCTGTGGCTTAACTTTTCCAATCTGGGTTGGAGGTTATAAACAAGCTGAAACCTGGGCAAAAAAAGGGTTTGATACTTTTGATGATGTTATAAATCATGACTATCAATACTGTGATACCTTGTTAGAAAGATGCGTTCGTGCTATCGCAGATAATATGAAAATACTCACAGATTTAAATTTTGCACGTGAACAAAAGATCAAACATCTTGATAGATTGCGTAAAAATCGTGAATTATTAATACCAATTTTTACAGAACAACATCAGAATTTTTGGAAAACAGCACCCAAAGACCTGATAGAGGCAGTTCCTCCCTATCTTAGATTGCCATCAAAATAGAATATATTTGGATCATAATTAAATAAATAATAAAAAGGTCCTGGCCATATGCAAAAGAAAACCCGTAGTATTTTAGAAGAATTAGAAACCTTGTACGCCGAGCGTGATCAGCGTCATATTATTGAAAATCGCGCCGCAAATGTCATTGCCAGTGCCATACGACTACTAGAACAAATAGATTCAAGTTATACTCCAGATCAAGCCGATAATTTACAACGCAAATTGATCAATGCTATCCGGCTAAGAGATCCTGCTAAATTTACCAGAACAGTGAGACGAACCGATGCAAATACATGAGCTGACACAACCTCGTAAAAGTCAGCTGGATGAAGCTGGTATCCTGAACAAATTGGGAGGCATGGCCAAAAATGCTGCTGGTGCCGTCGGCGATGCGACCGGTATAAACAGAGCTATAGATACAGTTACAGGAATAGCTAAAAATCCTTCAAGTTTGATATCTTCTCGGGGACTGGGTCGAGCTCAGCAGTATACCAACAACAAACAAGCAGCCCGTGCTGCGGCAAGATTGGGCAAGCAAGGTTACACTGGTGAGGGTCCAACATTGGGACAATCTCTGGAAAAATTTCGACAAAACCCAGCAGCTCAACAATGGGTAAACAGCATAGTGGCCAAATGGCCAGCACAAGCTCAAAAAATGCCGAAATCAGCAACTCCGGCAACACCGGTTAACGAAGATGAACCAGTTTATCTTCCTGGCAGTAAAAAGCCATTGGATCCCAACAATCCCCAAGATGCCCAAGTGTTAGCCGCCATGTCCAAACAAGGACTCACTGCACCGGTTACCACAAAATCAGTTTCCGCTATACCTAGAAAAAGAAAACAAGGTACTACGGCACCTGCCATACCCAGTGCCCCGACCTATGCCGATGAATTCCGTAATTGGGTCAATCAACAACTTAAAACCGTTAGCTTGGATACTCTAGAACAAGATTCAAAAGTTAAAACTATGATAGATCCGTTGATAGAC